ACCAACTGACCAGAAACTCGGTGATTACAACGGAATAACAAAAGTTGATTCATCTACAACAGTAGCTTTTACTGGTTCAAATGCTGGTGCAGCATTTATATGTGAAGTAGTAACTAATGTTGTTGTTCACGGATCAGGTGGTGGAACAATACCAGGAACTTCATTGACAGCAGATACACTTTATCCAATAGGTGTAAATAAAGTGACAATTGGTGCAAGTGGTATAGTTTACGTCTTACATAGATAAGGAGTGAATATGAAATATCTTTGGATATTACTACTATTTATCCCATTATTAGGACAGCAGATACAAAAAGATGGAAAAGATATAACAACGTTTACATATGCTGAGGCATTAGAGATGTTAAATGCTCGTGATGCCCAATGGGAAGGTAAAATAGAAAAGGCTGATTCATTAATTTCATCACAGAAAGTATTGATTACTGATTATGAAGGTTTGATGAAAAACTTGGAGGATCAGGCTAATCTTGATTCTTTAATAATAGTGGCAAAAGGTAAACAAATAGAATCGTTGAAATTACAAAATGATGCCAATGAAAAACTGACAAAATTAGCAAAACCAAGTTGGTATGAAAATAAGTGGTTGTATTTTGGATATGGAATGGCCGCGGTAACTATTCCAACATATCTTGGAATTAAAATAGTGGACATAGCAAATTAATGAGTGATAATAACATAAAAGAAGTCATCAAAAAGGAATATCTAAAGTGTGCACAGGACCCTGTATATTTTCTAAAGAAGTATGCTGTTATTCAGCATCCAATACAAGGTAAAATTCCATTTTCATTATATAAGTTTCAAGAAGATACATTATATGATTTTGAGAAAAATAATTATAATGTTATTTTAAAGGCACGACAGTTGGGAATATCAACATTAACCGCTGGATACGCATTGTGGATGATGACCTTTCAGAGTGATAAGAATATATTGGTTATTGCAACTAAACAAGATACTGCTAAAAACCTTGTAACAAAGATTCGTGTGATGCACGCAAATTTACCGAGTTGGGTTAAGTCAAAGTGTGTTGAAGATAATAAATTATCATTAAGATACAGTAATGGTTCACAAGTAAAGGCTATCTCATCTACTGAAGATGCAGGTCGTTCAGAGGCATTGTCATTATTGATTATTGATGAGGCAGCATTCATTGATAAGATTGATACAATATGGACTGCTGCACAAAGTACTCTATCTACTGGTGGTCAATGTATTGCACTCTCCACACCAAATGGTGTTGGTAATTGGTTTCATAAAACTTGGGTAGGTGCTGAAGAAGGTGATAATGATTGGAATTTTATCAAATTACATTGGACTTTACATCCAGACAGAGAACAATCATGGAGAGATGAACAAGATAAACTTTTAGGTCCATCCATGGCCGCACAAGAATGTGATTGTGACTTCATCACTTCGGGTCAAACTGTAGTTGATGGTGTTATTTTAGAAGAATATAGAAATACTCAAATTGAAGATCCAGTTGAAAAGAGAGGAATGGATAGTAATTTATGGATTTGGAGACAGCCAAACTATAATAAAAATTATGTAGTTGCTGCTGACGTTGCTCGTGGTGATGCATCAGACTTTTCTGCATTTCATGTAATAGAAATAGAGAGTATGGAACAAGTGGCAGAATATAAGGGAAAAATCCCTACTAAAGATTTTGGTAATTTATGTATGAATACTGCTATGGAGTATAACAACGCATTACTTGTGATTGAGAATTCAAGTATTGGTTGGGCTACTATCCAACAAGTTATTGATAGAGAGTATGACAATTTATTTTATACAAGTAAAGATTTACAGTTTGTAGATGTTGCGAGACAAATAACAAATAGATACAGAAATAAAGATCAACAAATGGTGCCAGGTTTCAGTATGACATCTAAAACAAGACCATTAGTAATAGCAAAATTAGAAGAATATTTTAGAGAAAAATCAGTTATCGTGCATTCGGATAGACTGATTGATGAATTATTTGTGTTTATATGGCACAACAATAAAGCTGAAGCAATGCAAGGATACAATGATGACCTTCCAATGAGTTTAGCTATAGGATTGTGGGTTAGAGATACTGCACTTAGATTAAATGCAGAAGGAATTGCTCTACAGAAAACAGTCCTAAATAAAATGTTAGATTATGAGGCAGTTTACACTTCCGATGAAAATCAAAATGATGAATGGGTGATGGAAACTGGAAATACAAAAGAAGATTTAACTTGGTTAGTAAAATAATAAGAGGATAAAATGGCAGATACAACATTAAGAAGTAGATTAAGACGACTTTTTTCCACAAATGTAATCGTAAGACATGCGGGTGGTAAAAAGTTAAAAATTGCCGATACGGATAGAGTTCAAAGTATGCAGAAAAATGGTCTTGTGGATAGGTGGTCAAGACTACATAGTAATATGACAACAGGGGGATACGGAAAATCTCAGGCAATTAGTTTTCAATCACAACGATTAGCTTTATTTAGAGATTATGAAGAAATGGATAATGATGCTATTATATCAAGTGCACTTGACATTTATGCAGATGAATCTACAATGAAGAATGAATATGGCAAGGTATTAGATATTCAAACTGAAAATAAAAATATTCACGATATTCTACATAATTTATTTTATGATATATTGAATATAGAGTTCAATTTATGGCCTTGGGTAAGAAATATGTGTAAGTATGGAGATTTTTATCTTTATTTAGATGTCAACGAAAAGTATGGAGTTACAAATGTAGTTCCACTTTCACCATATGATGTTACTCGTGTTGAGGGAGTAGATCCACAGAATCCATATTATACTCAATTTATAGTTGAGGATGGAGATTCAAGACATAGTTCTGCGATGAGTGGAAATAAAGAAATGGAAAATTATGAAATAGCACACTTCCGTTTACTATCAGATTCAAACTTTTTACCCTATGGTAAAGGTATGATTGAAGGTGGTCGTAAGATTTGGAAACAATTATCTCTAATGGAAGATGCTATGTTAATTCATAGAATTATGAGAGCTCCTGAAAAAAGAGTATTCAAGATTGACATTGGAAACATTCCACCAGCAGAAGTTGAAAACTTTATGCAAAAAATAATTAATAAGATGAAAAAGGCACCCGTGATTGACAATACTACAGGTGATTATAATTTAAAATATAATATCCAAAATCTTACTGAGGATTTTTTCTTGCCAGTTCGGGGAGGGGATAGTGGAACCGCAATAGAGAATTTGGCCGGACTTACTTATGAGTCAGTAGATGATATAGAATATTTGAGAAACAAATTAATGGCAGCATTAAAAGTTCCAAAGGCATTTCTTGGATATGATGAGGCAGTCGGTAGTAAAGCAACATTAGCAGCCGAGGATGTTAGGTTTGCTCGTACCATCGAAAGAATACAAAGAATTATTACAAGTGAATTAACAAAAATTGCAATAGTTCATTTATATTCCCAAGGATATACAGATGATGAACTTGTTGATTTTGAATTAGATTTAAAAAATCCATCTACGATATATGAAGAAGAAAAGATTGAATTGTGGAATAATAAACAAAGTCTTGCTTCAAGTCTAATGGATTCTAAAATAGCAGATACTGAGTGGATTTATGATAATGTATTTAAATTTACAGAAGAAGAGAAGAAAGGTGTTAGACTTGGATTATTAAAAGACCAAAAACGAAAGTTTAGATGGTCACAGATTGAAATGGAAGGAAATGATCCAGTTCAAAGTGAAGAAGCCGTTGGAACACAAGGAGCGATGGCTGGTGGGGAACAAGGTGGAGCTCCTCCCGGTGGTGGACCTCCCGGAATGGGAAGAACAAGTCGAGAATTAGAAATGGATATGCCAGATGACGGATGGCCAGGAAGTGGTCGTCCAAAGGAAGGACCTAAACACGGAAAAGACTCAAGTATAAGGGGTCGTGATCCACTTGGAGCCCACGATAAGAGAAAAGGTGGTAGTGGTAGTCCAAAATACGGAATTGCGTTGGCACATTATGACGCATTGAAGAAAAGTTTAGGAAAAGTAAGTCGTGAGGATAGAAAAATCTTGGTTGAAACTACTGATGTAGAAGAAGAATATAAAAACGAAGTATCTTCGTCTTTAAGTGATACTTAAATGACGAATTATTAGAAGTTTTTATATTTATAGATGAAGAAATATATAATTTAGGAGCATAAATGATGGCCCAACGTGTAAAACACTCGAAGATAAAGAATACGGGAATACTTTTTGAATTATTATCCCGTCAAATTACTGTTGATGTGATGAATAATAATGACAAGAGCAAATCAGTAGAGTTGTTAAAAAAATTCTTTAACGAGAAAACTGAACTTGGAAAAGAAAATCAATTATATCAGGTATTGTTAAAAGAAAATTATAATTCGTCTCATAGGGCAGAAAAATTACTTGATGTAGTTTTAAAGTCCAGAGAAAAATTGCAAAATAAGAAACTTCGTAATGAAAAATATAATCTTATTAAAGAGATTAAAGAAAATTACAAAGTTGAAGATTTTTTCAATGTACGAATTCCAAACTTTAAAGTTTATGCTTCAATTTATAAGAAGTTTTTAACAGAAACTACTCCTGTATTTGATCCAGTAGATGAAGTAGATAGTACTTTTTCTATCGTAGAACATATTACACGTAATAAAGTTAAACCGAAGAATACAGACAGTAAAGTAATTTCTGAATTTAAGAAAGAAGATAAAGATTTAAGATTACTTTCTTATCAGTTAATGGTGGATAATTTTAATGGTAAGTATAAGAATCTTAATTCTATGCAAAGAAATCTGTTGAAAGAATACGTTAATAATATTTCTAATACTAATTCTTTACGTGAATTTATAAATACTGAAGTAGTAAAAATAAAGCAGATTCTTAATAAAATTTTACCACGAGTTACAGATAATATTACAAAAATTAAATTGACAGAGGCAATTAAACAGACGACTAATTTGTCAAAAGGTAAGATTGTTAAAGACAAACAGGTTGTGGCTTTAATGAGATACTATGAACTCATCAAGGAACTACATAATGTCACGGGTTAGAGAAAATTTAATTCGTAAACTTGTTAGAGAGTTAATCAAACAAGAATTAGAAGAAGCAAATTCTACTGCAAGTGTAGGTGGTCAATATAATACACCACATTCATTTAAGGGTAGTAATAAAAAGGGTAAGAAAAAAGGTAAGGCTGGTTACACTGGTGGACATACAGAACCAACCGATGGAACTGGTCATTTTATTGCCGATGACCCGAAGTTGAGAAAAGAATCCGTAAATGAAGGTAGTATCTCTCCCGCACAAGCCGGAAAATTATTTGATAAACTTTTGAAAAAACAAACAAAGGGTAATCTACCATCACCAAAAGATATAGAAACAGTTTTTAGTTTGATGAGGGTGAGATACGGCATCAAAAGTGAATCCATAAATGAAGGTAAGTATCACGATTATAGGAATGATGAGTCAATGACTCCCAGACAAAAAATTGGAATGGCGATGAGAGAAACACGTGATTCTCTAAAAGAATTAGAAAGCATTGTTAAAAATAATGTTAGATTAAAAACAGAGTTAAATGTTGACTCACGGTCATATTGGAAGAATACACATAAAGCTTTAAGTAAAATAAGTGAGAGATTAGTTAATTTAGCTAACAAAGTTGGTCAATTACATTAGAGCCTATGACATTCGAAGAAAACAGAAAGTCCTTTTTGGACTCTTTGTTTAGTATTTCGACTTTATTAAAAAGGTGGCACACAGAAATACAAAACAAAGATGTTGATAAGAACTATATGATTGAAAAATTAACATTGTGGATCAACAAACTTGAAAAATTGAGGCACGATATAATGATGAGGAAAAGTTAGTGATTAAACTAAAAGACTTATTGATAGAAGCCAGACTTTCAGACGAAATGAGAGAATTGAAACTTTATATTGACAATGATGCTAATTTATATAGTCAAAGATATATGCCGATATTGAAGAATTTGTCGAGTAAGAAGAAACAAGGAAAATATCGTAAAGGTTTAGCCTCAAAGGCTTTTTTGTATTTGATTGATGATGGTGCAAAACGATATGTGAAGTCTTATGGTGGAAATCAGTTAGATATTTTTCCAAAAAAAGATAGAAAATCTTTAGCAAAAGATTATGTTGAAGAATTTGAAGAAATTTTTAAAAATCAAGAATTTGATTTTATGAAATAGGAGTGAAAGAATGAAAACCTACACATTTCAAGAAAATTATGAAAAAATATTTGGATCAATTGAAGAAGGTTGGTTTGATAATATGGGCAATGCCGCTAAAAAGGCATATATACAAAAATTTCCAAATAGTAAATTTGCCAAAAACACTAAAAAGAAGGCAGATGACAAAAAAGGAAAAGAATCATCACATCAGAAAGAGTTGGACACTCTCAGTAAGGATATTAAAAACTTAAAGGGAGCCGTAGACCACACTCAAGATAAGGGTGACTGGGCAGCAAATAGAAATTGGAGAGATAAGTTAGAGAAAAGTCAGAAACAGTGGATGAAATTGAAAGGTAAAGGACCTGATGAATCCATAAATATTAGTGATATAGTAGCTCAACACTCAACTGAAAAGAGAGAGGGAAGAACTGGAAAAGAGTTAAACCAAGAAACACTTATGATTGATGGAAAACAGTTTCGTAGAATGAGTGAAGGTGTGGAACAAAAACCAAAATATGAATTTTCAGAGTTCTATAAAAGATTTAAGAGATAGGAGTAATATAATGTCAAAACAATTAATAGTAGATTATTTACCATTTGAGGTAACATCAGAACAAATAAACGAATCCATTAAACAAAATCATGGTCGTTTAGTGGTTCATGGTGTATTACAAAGGTCAGATGCTAA